GTGTAAATTCTTTTCTAATTTTTAATGTTGTGATATTAGAAACAATACTTGTGTCTGTATTGTCAATTAAACCTATAATTTTTGAATATCTAAAAACACCATCAAACTGATTTAGTGTGTCAGTATTATAATTTGTTAATGTAGTAATTACATTTGATTTTATAGTGTCACTTGTTTTTGTTGTTGCATTTTCATTGAACTTTACATTTGAAGTTAGTAATATAGATGTTGTTTCGGGGTCAACAATCTCAGGTCTAACTGATACTACATTATATTTTTTTAATTGATTTTTAATACTTTCTTTTGTAGATGTTGTTAATGTAGAACCTGAAATAGGTTTGATTGCAATTTTAACAACACCATATTGTGGCGTTTCATCATCTTCACCACCCCATGCACTTACTGATTGAGCATTTGCATAAACTGATTTTACAATTGTTTCATAATCTTTTGAAGTAACTGCTCTGTCTTGAGCTGTATATTGTAAAGGTGCATTATATCTAATTGATTCTTTTGTTTGTGCTTCAGCGCCGTTAGCTGCGTTTGTTGTTGTCGTAATAGTTACATCTGAAAAACCATCTATATCGCCAGATAGTGAATATGAACTAGCGCCGTTAGCCTCAGCTTTGTTTGTTACAACATATTCTAAAATAACTATATTACCATCAATTGGTTTTTTACCTAATATGCCGTCACCAAAATAAACTTCAAATTTACCTTCTTCACTTTCTTGTAAAAAATATACTTTAGATGTAGAATTTAAATCTGAATAACTGGTTGCTAAACTATAAACTTCAGTTGTTGTATCACTTGAAGATGTTTGTACTGAAACTTTTAAAGTTGATGTATCTGCATTGACAGATGGTATAATAAATCTTTGGTCAACATCATCACTATCAACTGTATATTTAAATGTAACTAATGTGCCTTCAAAAACATTTACATTATTAAACTGAAATACACCTGCGTTTGGTTGTATTGAATAAGATTGATTTGTTACAAACTGATATGATTGGCCATTTACTGAAGTTGTAAATACAGTACCTTTGTCCATAGTTATTGATGTTGTTGAACTAGGAACATTATTTACTTTTACGGACAAAGCTGCGTTAGAAGCTCTACATGATGTTGGCGTATAACCTAACATCTTTGCTAATGATACAATATTTTTTCTAATGTCTGCTGAATCTAGGTACATTTCATTTGCCAACATATTAGCATTGAAACCTAGGTAGTGTGTGTTGTAAGCAAGTGTGTCTAATAAAATTGCAAAACCAGAACCTTCAAAATCATAATCTTGGAACTCTGATTGACCTTGTAAAAAGGTTTTTAAATTTGTTTTGATATTATCAAAATCAAAATCTGATACTGTTAATTTGTTTGACGCCATTTACTTACCTAATTCTTTGTAGTGTTGTTGTTACAGAAACAGGATTTGGTAAATTTAAAACATAAAAATTTACAGTTACTTCTATGCCGTTTCTGTCTTCTTGTTCGTTTACAGCAATTGATGATATATTAGCTCTTGGTTCATAATTATTTAATACTTCTTCTATTTTTCTTCTAATAAAAATACCAGTCATAGGTGTATAATTTTCAAATAATAAATCTCTTACACCACAACCTAATTCTGGATGAAATGGTCTCTCATAGAATTGTGTATTAACTAAATTTTTAACACTTCTTTTTACAGCGTTAACATCTTCTATTTTAACAATATCGTTAGTTACAGGATGTCGAGCAAAATCAAGGTCTAGGTCTACATAAGTCCTAACCGATTTTTTACTTTTATTCGTGCTTGAAGCGTCATAGTTTGCCATAACGGTAATATTTATACAGGTTTTTTGGATTAACCGGCGAAAACATTGCCAGAACCACCAATCATAGCTCCTGCGTCTGCACTATCGCCAATTCTACCTACTGAAATACTATTAACTCTTACTGTGCCTGAACCTGCATTTAAATTTGCTACATGAACTGGACAAGCAGGTACTGGTGGATTTGTATGACCAACTGTTGGCGCACCAACAACTATGATATTGATACCATTCGCTTTAACTGTACCGTCTGTATTAGATGAGGCGATAGTGGTCACCGCCGTACAAGCATGACCTGTTGATAAAGAATCTCCTACTCTACTTACTGCTGGCATTTAACCTCTCGCTGCTTCTAATTTTGCTTTTTTAGCTAATCTTCGTTTTTCTGTAATTATTGCTTGTCTAATTTTTCTACCAATTGGTATTGATACATAGTGGCACATTTCTTTGCCTTTTTTACTAATATACTCTACAGCTATCTTTGCGTCTTTGAAATCTGATTGAACTGACATTATAGCCTTTTTTAGACTAATAGCTTCTTTTTCTTTTTCATCACCTGCTTCATTCCAAAACTTAAATATTCTCATTTTACTCATTTTTTATGCTCCGTTAAATAAATCTTCGTTTAAAGTATCTATTTCATATTTTAATTCATCTTCTAATGATATTTCGCACTTTTCACAACGACAATG